CCGATTGATTCAATCAATATTAGAGAAGAATACCTACCAAACTCAAAAGGGGAGTTAAGTTTCTCATTGAAAGCGTATAATGACGATGGAAACCCAACAGGTATCGGAGGTGATGACAAATGTGGTGTCTTTGCTTGTTTACAATTACTTGAAGAATTTGATGTAATTAAAGCTGCGTTTTTTGTGTCTGAGGAGGTTGGTTGTGTTGGTTCTAAAAATGCCGACCAATCATTTTTTAGTAACGTAGGATACGCAATCCAATTTGATGCACCTGGTGATTATATGGTAACAGAATATTGTTATGGTGTTAAGTTATTTGAAACTAACTCAATATTCCACAACACATCAAAACAAGTTTTAAATGAGAACATGTTGTCAGAACCTGAATTTATGAAACACCCATTCACAGATGTGTGGCAATTAAAGAAACAATTTGATTTTTCATGTATTAACATTTCAGTAGGTTATCATAGTTATCACACCAAAAATGAATATGTTGTTGTTGACGAAGTGTTTGCCGGTGTTAAATCAGGGATGAAATTAATTGAAGAACTCGGATTAAACAAATACAAGTTTAAACAAGAGTATCCAAAAGGATTATTTTAAAATAAAAAAAGGGAGATTATTCTCCCTTTTTCTTTCTTGTTGTTTTCTTCTTTATTTCCTCAATTGTCACTAATTCGTCTTTCATATAAATCTTATATTCTTTGTCTTCAGTGATTGTGTTTTTTAGAACTTCATCTGAAATAAAATCTTCCAACTTCTCTTGAATTGCTCTTTTTAGCGGACGTGCTCCGTACACATCATCAAACCCAACTTTTGAAATGAATTCAATTACCGATTCATCGAAATTAATATTATACCCAAGTTGACTTAATCTGTTAGTTAATTTTGACATCTCAACCACCACAATTTTCTTAACATCTTCATTTTGTAAAGTATTGAAAACAATAATCTCATCTAAACGATTAATAAATTCGGGTGCGAAATGGTTCTTTAATTCTTTGTTTAACATACTCTTTTTAAGTTCCTCATTTGCGTAAACATTAGTTGTATTACTAAACCCAATTCCACTTCCAAACTCCTGCATTTTCTTAACTCCCAAGTTTGATGTCATAATGATTAAACAATTCTTGAAGTTAATTTTTCTACCGAAACTATCAGTCATGTAGCCTTCATCAAGAAGTTGTAGTAATGCTGAAAAGATATCTTTATGAGCCTTTTCGACTTCATCAAACAATACAACTGAATAAGGTTTTGTTTTAACTTGTTCAGTCAACTGGCCGCCTTCATCATACCCCACATATCCGGGAGGAGAACCAATTAGTCGAGATACTGAATGTTTCTCTTGGAACTCACTCATGTCAACTCTAATTAAATTATCTTCACTTCCAAATATTTGTTTTGCTAATTCCTTCGCCAATAATGTTTTACCAACACCTGTTGACCCCAAGAATATAAACGAACCAATTGGTTTATTTGGGTCCTTAATACCTAAACGATTTCTTCTAATGGATTTTGAAATCTTTTGAATTGCTTCAGATTGACCAATTACTGATTTAGACAATTCATCCTCTAAACTTATTAATACGTTTTTATCATCTAAACTTAATTTTGTTAGAGGGATTTTAGTCATTGTTGAAACTACCTCATAAACAAGTTCTTCAGAAACGTCTTTTCTGTTGTTTAACATTTCTTGTTCAAACTTTTTCTTCTCAACATCTAATTCGGTCATTATCTTCTTCTCTTTATCCCTTAGATTTGCAGCCTCTTCGTAATTTTGTTTTTTAACAACCAATAATTTTTGATTTCTAATTTCCTGAGCTTGTCTTTTTAATTCGTCAATAATCTCAGGGTTTTTTACATCCACTTGAGCACGAGCTCCAACTTCATCAAGAATGTCAAAGGCTTTATCAGGGAATTCTCTGTCGGTAATATATCTCTCAGCCAAATCGACACAAATTTTAAGAATGTTTTCAGGGTAATTTACTCTATGGTAATTTTCATATTTCTCCTTAACATTTTGTAATATTTGAAGTGTTTCTTCCTTAGTTGATGAACTAACAATTACTTTTTGAAATCTTCTATCTAATGCACCATCCTTCTCAATTTGTTTTTTGTACTCGTCTAATGTTGTCGCTCCAATACATTGAATTTCCCCACGAGATAAAGCTGGTTTTAAAATATTAGAAGCATCTAATGACCCAGAGGCGTTACCAGCGCCCACAATAGTGTGAATTTCATCAATAAATAAAATAACATTAGGGTTAGACTGAATTTCCTCTAAAATAACTTTCAATCTCTCCTCAAATTGACCTCTGTATTTTGTGCCGGCAATTACTGAGTTTAACTCAAGAGACAAAATTCTTTTATCTACTAAGTTTCTTGGGCAATCTCCTTCATAGATTTTCATTGCTAAGCCCTCAACTATCGCTGTTTTACCACACCCTGGTTCTCCAATAATGATTGGGTTATTCTTTTTTCTCCGAGATAGAATTTGGGCAATTCTTAAAATCTCATCTTCCCTACCAACAACAGGGTCCAATTTACCTTCTTCAGCGAGTTTAATTAAATCTCGACTAAAATTGTCCAATACTGGTGTGTTAGAATTAGTTTCTACTTTTTTAGGGTTTTTCATTCCACCATCTGATGATTCTGTCATAATTCTTTTTTTGTAAGTGTAATGGTAAAATATTTAAAATTCAACATTTTTAGTTTATGATTGGAGTATTAATTTATGAAATATGGCAATTAAAAAAGAAAGTATTAACGGAACAAAGATTATTTGTGAAATTGAATCGTCGAACATTAATAGTGCGGAGTTTGACACTGCAACTAATAAACTATTAATTGGTTTTAAAAATAATGCTCAGTATGAATATGAAGAAGTACCAATTCAAGTTTTCACAAGATTTAGAATGGCGGAGTCTCAGGGTTCATTCTTCAGTAAAGAAATCTCAAAAAAATATAAGTATAAAAGAATGTAATTCTTGGTATATTTATTAATGTGAGTGATAACAAAATTATAAAAAGTTTTTTTAGTAAAGACGAACTAAATCCTAAAATATGGAATGAAGATTTAAGTTTGAACAGAGAAGTACGCGAAAAACTTTTAGAGATTTCAAACGAATTTATTGATTTTATTGGAGTCCCGTTAGTTGTGGATGACATCATTTTTACAGGTTCTTTGGCAAATTTCAACTGGTCTGAATTTTCAGATATTGATTTACATGTAGTGTGTGATTTTGAACAATTCAGTGAAGAAACATTACCATTGTATGAAGAACTTTTTAAAATAAAGAAAACAATATTCAATAATAATCACGACATTAAAATTTTTGGGTATGAGGTCGAACTTTATGTTCAGAATTCTTCAGAGGCTCATTTTAGCTCAGGGGTTTATTCAGTAATGTTTGATGAATGGGATGTTAAACCTGAAAAAGAAAATCCGAAAATTGACACTGAATTATTAAAGTCCAAAATATCAAATTGGAAATCTCAAATTGATTCTGTTGTTGAAAACGCTTCTTTAAAGGAAATAGATGAAGCTCGAGAATACATCAAAAAGTTTAAAGAAAAACTTAAAAAATACAGAAGTTCAGGATTGAAAGAAGGGGGTGAGTACTCATATGAAAATCTTGTTTTCAAATATCTCAGAAGAAGTGACTACCTTGAAAAATTATTTAATTTAGAAAACATTCTATTAGATAAAGAATTGTCTTTGAAGTAATTTTTCGTTATTTTAAGATATTTAAAAAAAATCCGCATCATTAATATATTTATTAAGAAAAACTACTATGGCAGAATTTTCTTCAGGTACCTACACTTATGTTGTTATAAATCCAACAACAGGTTCATGTGCGACTTGTACGTCAACACTTCAACCTCATCCTGTATATACAAGAGGTAATGGTTCTGATACCGTAGTTCAATTACAAGCCGTAACTATCGGTGGATTTAATGGATTAAATAGCTAAAAATTTTTATAAAAATGAGTAAACTAAAACCAATAGGTAGTGAGAAACTACAAGGAGATGAAAAATTAAGAAGAATTTTGGAGATTGCAAAATATAACGAAGTTCCAAAATCAAACATTAATGAGTCATCATCTACCGAATACCAAGTAAAATTGGCTGACGGACATACGTATGAAATCGCTAAAGAAAAAATGGGATATGTAATTAAGAAACAAATTAATGAGTCTGTTTCTGATTATATTGAACCTATGAAAAATAGAAGACACTATTCTTCTTATTCCGCAGCATTTAAAAGATTAAATTTAATCGCTAAAGAAGTTAATACCTTAACTGAAACAACTGAAGGTATTTCTTTATTTACTGAACAAAAAAAATATACATTAAGAACTCCTAAACCTGAAATGGATGCTGAGACACCAGTACCTATGGAAGAACCAGTGATGCCTGAACCAAGTCCTGCACCATCTGAACCTGAAATGCCTTCAGATGAAACTGAGGTCGGACCTGTTGAACCTACAGATTTACCTGAACCATCAGAAGAGTTACCTATGGATATGGAGGATGAGAATGACGGAGGAGAAGATGTGTCTTTCAAAACAATTCAAAAGTTAACAGGTAAATTGGCTCAAAAAATTAGAGATTTACAAGATAACCAAGAAGAGATATCATCAAAAGACGCTAAGTATGTTATCAACTCTATATTATCAGCGATTAGTGATAATTTGGATGAGGATGATAAAGAAGATATTATTGGTAAATTAGAAGGTGAAGATGAGGAAGAAGGTATGGATATGGGAATGGAAGATATGGGAGACGAGGACATGGATGGTGAGGAATTACCATCAGATGCTGAAGAAGCTCCAATCGACGCTGAAATGGCTGAAGGAATGCATGAGTTTAAGGAGGAAGATTTCTTAGACGGAGTGTTTGGAAATATCTTTAAAGAAAGTAAAGTTGATAAGATTTTAAAAGGATATTTTGTTATCAATGAAAATGAGCAAAAATTCATTTCAGACAAAAAAGAAAACAAAAAAACTCAATTGAAAAATAAAGTACAAAATTATGTTAATGAAATTAACAGATTGAGCGAATCCAAAAATCAAAAACAAGTTGCTAAAGAAATCCTTAAAAATTTTCCTCAGATTAATTTTGTTGGAAAGACAAATAAGGGTAATTTAGTTTTTGAAAACAATAACAAACAGCTCAAGGTATCACCTAATGGACAAATACTATGAGTTTTTTAGTTTTTGTTAATGGATTAGGTTCAAATTATCGAGGGAATAAAATATATGAATTTATTTTCTCAGATGATAAAGAAGTTTGGGGTGAGGATTGGGATACAATTCCGGCTAACGGAAACCCAACTTCGCCAGAAATAGATGTGATTAAAAAGGTAGGAGTCTTGAACAGAGAAGATATTGAAATGGAGCTCGTTCAAAACTCCGATTTTTTTTGTATGAAGGATGCGACCGACAATGTTGTGGCATTGGCATGGGAAAGTGATAGAGAAATGGATGAAAGATTAGTTTTTCACTATGGAATGACAGAACAAGAGGTTAAAGATAAACTATATGAAAAGGATATTATCCTTGAATTTTATAAAGAATTTCAAACAAAATGAGTCAAATAAAGAAAATTCAAGAAATGATTAAAATGGGATTTAGTCAAAAAACTTTAGGTAAGTTAAGTGAATCTCAGTTAAATTTGCTTCACAAAAAAATGATTAAAGAAGCAACTACCGAGTATGATATGAGTAAAGAAGAAGATAGAAAACTTTACAAAGAAAAAACAGGTAATGAAATCACCAGTGATGGTAAAGTTAAAGTAAATGCGGAATTAGGTGAAGCCGATACCGTATATCCATTTTCATCTGCCGGTGAAGTTATTTGTACAAGTATAGGTGGTAATAAATTTGACGGCTCAACATGTAGAACTGTAAATCCTGATGGTAGTTTCGTTGAGTATAATTTTGGTAATGATAAGGATAAAAGAAAGGCTGCAGAGGCCATGGGTGGTAGATTAGAATCAGGGGCAGTTAAAATAGCAATGGAATCAAGAATTATGGAAAACAAAAAGAATAAAAAGAAAAATCCATGGGCAATCTGTACCGCAACTATGGGTGAGAAATTTGGGACTACCGAAAGAAGTGAGTGGACTAAAAAACAAACAGACAAGTACGAAAAGTGTGTTTTAGGAGTTAAAGACAAATTGAAAGAAGGTAAAAATCCGTTCGAGTTTATTTTAGAAATGAAAATGGAAGAAATCTTACAAAAGAACCTAAGCCCAAGAATGTCAAAGAAAGATTTGATGGAGACAATTAAGTACCAAAAAATGATTTCTGAAACTACTAAAGAAAAAGAAAAGACTAAGGAGAAGGAAAAGACTACAACTCCACAACGTAAAAACCCATTCAAACCAGCTCCAAACACAGACCCAGCTCCGAAAGGCGCTGGTACTAAGGAGAAGGAAAGAACTAAGGAAAAAGAGAAGACCACAACACCACAACGTAAGAACCCATTCAAACCTGCACCTAATACAGACCCGGCTCCAAAAGGTAAGAAAAAAAGTGAATTACCAAATTTCCTAAAGTTTGATGTTTTAGATATAAAGTTTAATGAAAATTAAAAAAATGAATAAGAATAAATTAGTTAATAGGTTAGTTAATAGACTTAATGAGGCTCCGATTGATTATGAGGGACCTGAAAGAATGTCTCCTGACATTCAGTCTAAAATTGAAAAGGGAGAGACTCCATTTTCTAAATCTAAAGCATTTCCTGAGATAACACCTGAAGGTCCTGGTAAACCATCTTCATTTGAAGAGTTAGTTGCTTCCAAAAGATTTAAAGATGTAATTAACAACTTGAAGAGATATACTGGAATGCAAGATGTGATGTCTCAAAACGCAATGATGCAACTTCAAATGATGGTAATGAGAGGTATGCAAGAAATTGCTCAGATTGAAAGTGAAAACAAAGAATACCTTGAGGAACTTGCGGTTGAGTTAATTAAAAAAGAATTTGCAATCCCTGATGGAGCATTACAATTTGACGCTAAACTTACTAAACCTAATGACATCGGCTCTGAAGGTTTCCAACAAAAAGGAGAACAACCTTCAGAAGAAGAAGTAGAGGATATGTTTGGTGAAAATGAAGAGGAACTTGATGACTTCATGGACGCATTTGAAAAGTTCGATTTGGAAAAGGCTAAGAGAAGGTTCATTAACTCACTAATTCAAGGAGCAGCTAAGAAATCATCTTACATGTTTGAGTTATTAAATAGAGAATTAAATGCTATCAATCCAAGATTATTAAATCTTTATGGTGTGTTCATGTCTTTTGCCGACTCTTTATATTGGTTAATGCCTGACTCAATGGTACAAGGTATGGCGGGAAGTGGTGAAGCGACTTATGGTAAATCTGAGTTAGATGCTCAAACTGACCCACCAACCGTAAAGGCTCGTGGTGTTAATTTACCAATCTTAATCCATGAATTAGCAAAAGGTGTTATGGAAATCGCCGGTACTTACGGATTACCACAAGATAAAAGAAGACAACAAGCAGTTTTGAAATCTGAAGATACAATCGTTGGGGAAATTTGGGACATGAGATTAGGTCCTGTAATTTGGGAAAAGTTCAGAGAGGCATATCCTGATGAATTATTTGAAGACGATAAAAGAAACTTGCAACAATATTTCATGGTTAAATTTGCTGAATTATCAGCTCAGGAATTTATGAAAATGGCAAGAGAAATTATGTCAGGAAGTGATAAAGGTAAAAAAATGGTCCAAAACATGGTTAATGAAATCATCGAGGAATTAAAACAAGAAGACTTTGAAGACGCTATGGGTGGAGAGGACGACGATGATGACGATATGGATGACTTCCTAAAGAGTTTAGGAATTGGATAATATAAACCCCTCAAAAGAGGGGTTTCTTATTTAAAATACGTCTGTATATTTATCTTATATGGGTTTAAGTAAAGAAGCGGTATTAATGGAATATGCGAAGTGTATGAAATCTACACCATACGCATTAAAAACGTACCTACAAACATACGATAATACGGTTCAAAAATATGTTCCGTTAGAGTTATTTCCTGACCAAGTTAGTCTGGTTGACGATTATGAGAATTTTAATGAAAACATTGCGTTAAAATATAGACAGGCTGGAGTATCTACAGTAACTGCTGCTTGGTCATCTAAAAGATTGGTATTTGCAAGAAAAGAAAGACCTGAAAAGATTTTGATTATTGCAAATAAATTAGATACTGCGGTCGAGGTTGCAAATAAAATTAGGGGATTTACAGAACAATGGCCGTCATGGGTGGGTGTTACTTTCTCCGCTGAAAAAAACTCACAAAGACATTTTAAACTAACAAATGGATGTGAAGTAAAGGCGGTTGCAACATCCAAGGATGCTTTACGTGGATATACCCCAACAATTCTAATATTTGACGAGGCGGCCTACATTGAGGCAGATGAGGACTTTTGGGCTGCTTGTATGGCCTCCTTATCTACGGGAGGTAAAGTAATTGTGGTATCAACACCAAACGGGTTTGACCCAATCTACTATGAGATTTATGACCAAGCTTTAAAGGGGTTAAATGAGTTTAAAATATCTGAGATGGTATGGTGGAAAGACCCAAGATACGCGAAAGATTTACAACTTGTTAATGTAAAGGATATTATTCATTATTATCTTAATAGACATGAATATCAGGATACTGAAGTTATTGACTATAATGGTAAGGAAAAAAATTTTGATGAGATTCGAGAATTAATTAAACAAGGATTTAAACCATCGTCCACATGGTATGAATCAATGGTTAAAAAATTAAAGTACGACAAACGAAAGGTTAATCAGGAATTAGAATGTGCATTTCTTGGTTCTGGTGATAACGTATTTGACTCAAATTTACTTGAAAAAATTAAGGATGATGATATTCGAGACCCTGATACAACTATGATGGGAGGTGGATTATGGATTTGGAAAGAACCTGAGGTTGGAAAAAAATATATTATGGGGGTGGATGTTAGTAGGGGGGATAGTGAAGACTTTTCAACATTTCAAATTATTGATTTTGATAGTAGAGAACAAGTTGCCGAATTTATAGGTAAGTTACCTCCGGATAGTTTGGCTGAAGTATGTTTTAAATGGGGTAATATGTATAATGCTTTCATTGTAATTGATATTACAGGAGGTATGGGGGTTACGACTTCATTAAGACTAAGGGAACTTGGGTATAGAAATTTATATGTTGACGGAGTAGACATGTCAAATAAATGGAAGTATGACCCAAAGATTAATGATAAAATTCCGGGTATCAACTTCAACGCAAAACGAGTACAAATTATTGCAACATTTGAGGAGTATCTCAGACATGGATTGGTTATTAGGTCAAAACGATTGTTAGGGGAAATGCACACTTTCGTTTATATTAATGGAAGACCTGACCACCAAAAAGGTCAACATGACGATTTAATTATGTCTATCGCCATGGCAATTTATGTTGGTGAGTCATCATTTACACAACTTTCCAAAAATATGAACCAAGCTAAAGTTATGATGGAATCTTGGTCGGTAAACACTAATGAAATGAGTCAAACCTCATATTTTAATCCAATTATTGGAATGGACACGAAACAACCAAGAAATCAACCGACAAAAAAGGATTATGAAAACTATTTATGGTTATTCAAAGGTATGTAATATGGGATTTATAAAAAGAAGAAAATCAGGTAAAATACAAGCTAGTAAATTAGTTGTACCTGGACAAGGAGTAACTTCAGTAAAAAAACCTGAAGGAGATAAAAAAAGTTCAAAATAAGGTTTATTGAGAACTTTAATAAGTTATAATTAGATATGAGTGAAAATAAACTAACGGTTTGGCAAAGGCTATCACAAACATTTGGACCTAATTCTCTTTTAGGTCAAGATTATCCTACGTACAAATATGATAAGAAGGAGTTATTAAAAACACCTTCAAAACAGGATTACGAAAGGGAAAAACTACAAGCACAACAAACATACTATTTGGCCAATCAATGGTCAAAGATTGAACATAATCTATACACTCAAGCAACATATTATGAACCAACAAGGTTGGCTTCTTTTTATGACTATGAGTCTATGGAGTTCACACCTGAGATTTCGGCCGCTCTCGACATTTATGCTGAAGAGTCAACTACGGTAAATCAAGATGGGTACATGTTACAAATTTATTCTGAATCTAGAAGAATAAAATCAATACTCGCAGATTTATTTAATAACGTGTTAGATATCAATACAAACTTACCAATGTGGACAAGAAACACATGTAAGTATGGTGATAATTTTGTATATCTTAAATTAGACCCTGAAAAAGGAATAATTGGTTGTATGCAAATGCCTATTGTTGAGATTGAGAGATTGGAGGCGGGTATGGGTGCTCATTCAACCGACTCAACAACCGACCCAACAAAAAAACATTTGAAATTCAAATGGAAACAAAAAGATTTAGAATTTAATACTTGGGAAATTGCTCACTTCAGATTATTAGGTGACGATAGAAGATTACCATATGGTACGTCCATGTTAGAAAAAGCGAGACGTATTTGGAAACAATTACTACTTTCAGAAGATGCGATGTTAATCTATAGAACGTCAAGAGCTCCTGAGAGAAGGATATTTAAAGTGTTCGTTGGTAACATGGATGATGCGGATGTTGAACCATATATCCAAAGATTTGCAAATAAATTTAAGAGAAGTCAAGTAGTTGACCACCAAACAGGTAATGTTGATATGAGGTTTAACCAAATGGCTGTTGACCAAGATTTCTTTGTACCTGTAAGGGACCCAGCTCAAGCGTCCCCAATTGAGACATTGGCAGGTGCACAGAACCTTTCGGAAATTGCAGACATTGAGTATATCCAAAAGAAATTATTAACGGCTTTAAGAGTACCTAAAGCGTTTTTGGGATTTGAAGAAACTGTGGGTGATGGTAAAAATCTATCATTACAAGATATTCGTTTTGCTAGAACAATTAACAGAATTCAAAAAAGTATGTTGCAAGAGTTAAACAAGATTGCAATTATACATTTGTTTGTTAAAGGGTTTGAAGATGAAATTTCAAACTTTCAGTTAAGTTTAACTAACCCATCAACTCAAGCTGACTTGATGAAGATTGATGTGTGGAAAGAAAAAGTTCTATTATACAAAGATATGGTTGCAGATACTGGTAATGGTATTGCTCCTGTTTCTGTATCTTGGGCCAAAAAACACATTCTTGGATTTTCTGATGAGGAAATTAAACTTGACTTACAACAACAAAGAATTGAAAAGGCGGTTGGTGAAGAATTGAAGAAAACTGCTGAGGTTATTACCCATACAGGTTTATTCGATAATATCGATAAATTATATGGTAAGAAAGATACTGAAGAGGTTAAACCTGCTGAAGGTGGTGAAGAACCAACTGGTGGAGCAACTCCTCCGTCATCTGATTTTGGAGATTTAGGTGATATCGGTGGTGGTTCAGAAACACCTCCTCCGGCACCGGCTGAAGAACCTGCGGGAGAAGAAACGACAGTACCCGAAGCTGATTTTAATAAAGAAAACTTAAATATATTATTAGAAAATTCAGGTATGTTAGGTGAAGATGAGGTCATCGATTTGTCTAAAGCAAAAAAATCTTTAGGTGAAATGGAAAATCAATTGAATAAACTACTTCGTAATTAATATTTATAATAAAAACTAAAATGAGATTCGGAGTAATAAAAACATTAGTGGAGTCAAAATTGGTCAATTCCTTTAAGAAAAATAACCTAAAGGAAGACATGAGACTTTTTAATAATAAATTGTTAAAGAATAAAGATTTTTGTAAATTGATGAGCATTTACGATAATCTTAATGAAAATAAAGGTCTTGATAAGGAGTCGGCAAATTATTTAATTGATGACTTAATTAAAGAGTTTAATTCAGTGAAATTAAATGAAAGTACTCTTAGATTTATTAAATCGTGGACTAATGACGTGGTTAAGGAAAATAAGTACTCAACTATCGACGATTTAATATACGGGGATTCAATTAAACCTGAGAAGAAATCAATCGCTAGAAAACAAATTGTTGAGTCATTAAATAAAATCGCGGTCATTAAAGAAAGTAAGACTCCGAAAGTTCCAATCAGTACTTTAGTGAAAGTTGCAAATAACACGGCTAAGAAATATTTGGAAACATTAACTGAATCAGACAGACAAAAAGTTTTGGAAGTTATCTCAGTTGATGAGAAAACACTAAAAAGTAAATTTGAGGATTTAAAAGAAAACACCATCTCAAAATTAAACAATTTAATTAATGAGTCTGATGAAGATTTAAACAAAAGATTGGTTGAAACCAAGGATAAAATCCAAAATACACCAATCTCAAAAGATGAATATGTTAAACTTTGGAAGTTAAACCAAAATTTATAACAAAAATACATATTAATTTTGAAAATCTGACAACTTAGTCAGATTTTTTTTTGACTGAAAATCAAATGTGGTTTATACTTTAAGAGAAATAAACGGCATATGAAAAAACATACATGAAAAAAGGGAAATCTTGTGAACTGAAGGGATATAAAAATTTCAAATGTAAATACGGAACAGTAGATTCAAAAAATTTAAAATCAATTTATCTAAACTTACAAACTTGGGTTGAACCAATTACAGACGAATTAAATTGGGATAGACACGTCTCAATATTATTAAAAAACATTAAATCAACAATAAATGAATTAATTGATTTAGTTTTATTTGAGAGTAAATTTATTGTGGATTTAGATTTAAGGACAAGTGGAATATCCATTAATAAAAAATCCTTTATGAATTTAGAAGTTACATTTTTTGTAAAAAAACAAATTGATTTCAAATCGAGCGAAATTAAAAATTTTGTAAAAACGATTATAGATGGGGTAGAAAAAGATAATCTAAAGTTTAATCGATGTTTTACATTTCATTTCTCCAAAACAATTAAAAACCAAAAAAATATAAAAATAGAAAATAATTAGTATTTATCTATAAAAAGATAAAATGCAAAATTATAAAATATTAGGTCCAACTGAGATTGGTAGAGGGATTTTAATCGAAATGGATGCGGGGTACGTTTCCCCAACTGAAAAGAATAATTTTAAATTTTTACAAGAGAGTAGAGATTTTAAAGATTATTCTAAACCATTTGAATTTTATGCGGTTCTTCAGAAGTATGACACACCAAATAGAAATGGTAGAATTTATCCTGAAAGAATTTTAAAAAGAGAGGCTGAAAACTATACTAAAAATTACATTGGTAGAAAAACTGCCCTATCAGAATTAAATCATCCTGAATCATCATTAATTGATTTAGACCGAGTTTCACACATAATTACAGAAATGTGGTGGGACGGACATGTACTTTTAGGTAAATTATTATTGTTAACTTCTCCAGGATTTCATGAAAGAGGAATAGTATCAACCAAAGGAGACCAAGCGGCAAACTTACTAAGATTAGGGGTTACATTAGGTATTTCTTCAAGAGGTGTTGGGTCACTTAAAAAAGTTGGTGATAGAAATGAAGTACAAGATGATTTTGAATTAATTTGTTTTGACTTGGTATCATCTCCGTCCACTCCAGGGGCTTATCTTTTCTCAGACCCTAACGACAGATTTAAGTATGAGGAGAACTTACAAGAAGAAAAAGAACAAAAAGCTGCTAGAGGATTAAACAAATCGCTTGATTTAATGAGTAAACTTTCCGATTATTTGGGAAAATAATATATTATGGAAATGGATGAAAAATATTTTGTGGCAAAAGTACAATACGATTTGCCAGATGAAAACTCAGGAAAAATCAAAAAAGTAAGAGAAGAGAAACTTGTAAAAGGTTACAATGTAACTGATGTTGAAGCGAAGGTTACCGAGGCTTACAAATCATTCAGTTATGATTGGAGAATTACTTCAGTTGCTGAAAGTAAAATCGATGAGATTTTTGAGTAATCAGAAAATAGAAAATAAAAAGGGGACGAAAGTCCCCTTTTTTTATGCATTATCGTCAAAAATAAAGATTTTTTAATCTAATGATATATTTATCATTAAAATACTATAATGAGTGAAAAAAATTTAGTTGAAGAAGCTATCGTACAAATCCAAAATTTGGAAGAAGCTATCAATGAAAACGCAAAAGAAATACTTGCTTCAACAATGAAGGAAGAAATTAGCGAATTAGTAAAGGAGTCTATGCAAAATGAGGCTGACGAGGATGAACTCGATATTGACACTATGGTTGACACCAATGATGACGATATGGGAGTTGATACTGATGAATTGGACATGGATGATGTTGACATGGATATCGAAGACGACGACGATGACATGGATATGTCTATGGACATGGATTCAGATGACGAAGAAACTATCGATTTAACTGATGCTTCTGATGAAGAGGTGTTGAAAGTTTTCAAAGCGATGTCTTCTGAAGATGGTATTACTGTTGTTCAAGACGATGACTACATTCACTTGAATGATGATGATACTGATTCTGAGTATTTAATCCAAACTGAATCTGAAATGGAAGAAGAGTGGAATGAAGAAATTGAAGAAGATTTTGAATCTGAAAAAGTTCCTCACACATCAGAATTTGAATTTGACGACATGGACATGACTGACGACAATGAAGAAGACGTATTATACGATTTGGAATTTGACGACGAAATGTCTGATGATGACGACGAACCATTATTTATGTCTGGTTCAGATGCAATGTCAAATTTAGAAGAAGAGGACGTTGAAGAAGTGGTTTACGAAATCGAAATGGACGAAGCTGATGAGATGGATGAGGAAGAACACATGATGGAATCTAAAATGATGTCTAAGCCTAAAGTAGGTAAAGGAGCATCAACAGGTTCGGCTTCTAAATTTTCTTACAAGAAATCTAATGGTGGATTTAAAGAAACTATGAAAAAAGCAAATCCTACTAAAGGTACAGGTAAACCAAAATTTGAATTCAAAGAAGAGGTTATCGGTATGGAAAGTAGAACTCCAAAAATGAGTAAAGAAGAAGCTAAAGAGGCGGCTCGTACTTATGGATTCGGTTCTAAAGAAGGACGTGGTTTAAGAAAAGGTATTACACCAAACAGAAATCTTGTTTTCAAAGAAAGTATGGAAGAACTTGAAACGTTAAGAGCTAAAAACGAAGAATACAGAAAAGCTTTGAATATTTTCAGAGATAAACTTAACGAAGTTGCTGTGTTTAATTCAAATTTAGCATATGCTACAAGATTGTTCACAGAACATTCTACGTCAAAGCAAGAAAAAATTAACATTTTAAGAAGATTTGATTCCGCAGAATCTCTAAAAGAATCTAAAGCTTTGTATAAAACAATAAAAGAAGAGTTGGGTGGTAATAACAATACTCAACAATTCATGACTGAGTCTATCGGAAAAGTAATTGAGAAAGCTCCACAGTCAGGTTCAGCAGTTAATTTGATTGAATCTAAGACATATGAGAACCCTCAATTTATGAGAATGAAAGACATTATGTCAAAAATAATTAAATAAAAATAAACAAAAAAATAATAAAACCAAAAAATTAAAATGGGAGCATTATTAGAAAGTGGATTAGTAGGTAACATCGGTCTTAAGCACCTTAAAGTTATCAAAGAAGACACTATAAACAAATGGGACAAATTAGGGTTCCTAGAAGGTCTTAGAGGCCACCTAAAAGAAAATGTTGCACAATTGTATGAAAACCAAGCGTCACATTTGATTAACGAAGCGGCTTCTACAGCTGATTCAGGTTCATTCGAAACTGTGGTATTCCCTATCATCAGACGTGTGTTCTCTAAATTGTTAGCTAACGAAATCGTTTCTGTACAAGCTATGAACTTACCAATCGGTAAATTGTTTTACTTTGTACCTCAAATTCAAGGATATGGTACACCAACCACCTCTGAAAATCCTCATCGTGCACCATTCGGAGCTCCGAATAACAACGAGACTGACCCTAACGCAGGATACAGCACTAACGATAAGAACTTGTATGACCGTTTCTACGAAGGAAACGAACCTGGTTTAGACCCAGCAGGTTTGTTCGATTATTCTAAAGGTGCGTACACCGCTATTACTGTAAGTTCTAGTAACCTAAATACTGTTGTATGGTCAAGTGGTTCTTTAACTGCTTCAGGTTATGGTGCTGGCGAATATCGTAAGGTATTATTAGAGATGAAAGGTTTCCAAAACGACGGAGCTGGTAAATTAATCGGACCTGATGGAAACTCAATGGATAACGAATCTTTCTTATCTGATTTAAAAGTATTCCCAGTAACATCTGCCGGTGGCGCTTTCTCTGGTACAGGTACTAATACTACGCCTCTATTATTTAGAGTAGTTACTCAAAAGTATGGTAGTGGTATTGTTGAATACGGACAAACTAGTACTGCAACTTGGCCAGGTACTGGAAATGGTGGTCAATATGACAACCTATGTTCTACTGATGGTAAGATTTACTTAGAAATTGATTTGCAACAACCAGCATGTATCTCTTGTGGAGCATCTACTCCTGATGGATATACTGGATTTACAACAACATTCTCAGCAGCATCTACAGGACAATTTACAACTTCTTATAGAGTATATAAGAGTTTAGAATTTGAAGACAAGATTGGTGAAGTCTCTTTTGACCTTCAATCGGTAACAGTTTCTGTAACTGAAAGAAAGTTAAGAGCACAATGGTCTCCTGAATTGGCTCAAGACGTTGCGGCATTCCA